TTGAGTATTAATGGCCTTTTTGCGAACACATATATTAAGTCTGCTATTGACTCAAGTATTAATAGTATTCTTAGAAACTACTATACAAACTCGACAACTGATGCTAGTATCAGTGGTAACATTTATAATAAGACTGCCATTGACTTGAGTATTAATAATATTCTTAGAAACTACTATACAAACTCAACAACTGATGCTAGTATCAGTGGTAACATATATAACAAGAGAGCCATTGACTTGAGTATTAATGGCCTTTTTGCGAACACATATATTAAGTCTGATATTGACTCAAGTATTAATAATATTCTTAGAAACTACTATACAAACTCGACAACTGATGCTAGTATCAGTGGTAACATTTATAGTAAGACTGCCATTGACTTGAGTATTAATGGCCTTTTTGCGAACACATATATTAAGTCTGCTATTGACTCAAGTATTAATAGTATTCTTAGAAACTACTATACAAACTCGACAACTGATGCTAGTATCAGTGGTAACATTTATAGTAAGACAGCCATTGACTTGAGTATTAATGGCCTTTTTGCGAACACATATATTAAGTCTGCTATTGACTCAAGTATTAATAATATTCTTAGAAACTACTATACAAACTCAACAACTGATGCTAGTATCAGTGGTAACATTTATAGTAAGACTGCAATTGATGCCAGCATTAATGGCGTGATTGGTAACACTGTATCTCGTCTAACTGATGTATCTTTAAATGGGAATATTCAAATGGGAACAACACGGTTTATTTCGGTTGGAATTAACAAAACCCCATCCACACTATATGCCCTCGATATTAGTGGCGACCTCGATGTAAATGGAAACGCGTATATCGGTACAGGTACACACCTGGTTGGTATCAATAAAACTGATCCAGCATATGAAATGGATGTCAGCGGAACACTCAACGCACGTAATATTCTTATAAATGGCGCGACAATCACTGCTTCTGTTCCCGGATACAGTGGAAACACGTTTTCATTCGACACAAGTTTCAATAGCAATGTTCAAATCGGAAATACAACCGCAACCCGGTCTCTTGGCATCAACCGAACCGCGGATCCATTATATTCACTCGATATAAGTGGAGATGTCCGAATAACAGAAACCGGCCTTGGAACTGCTGCGTCGGCTACAACCGGTACACTCGTTCTCTCACATACCGCCACAGGCGGTCGTTCATCTATTACATTTACTTCTCCAAATAGTGGCAGCGACTACGGATACATCCAATATTTTGACAATAGTAATTCAATACTAACAACAGAAACCAGCGGCGGTTTAATGGTAATTGGCGTAGAAAGTAGAGATGGGTCCGGAAACACAAGTGACCGCATATCTCTGTTCGCATCCAACGGAACCGGAAACGTCGGTGTTAATACGACGACACCTGAATACCATCTCGATGTATCCGGTACACTGAGGTATAGTGCGGTGTCCGAAAACTTGGTTCCAATTGCGGCATCCTCAAGTGTTATAGGTATAGTATACGGAATAGGTGATGGAACCATCAATGGAATGGTACGATATATAACATCAGTTACTGTTGACCTATCACTTAATATATCTAATTTGCCACTCATTATAAATCGTTCTTATGTATTCACAGTTATTTATAATGGTGTCTCAACAACAACCAATTATATAAAAAGAGTAACTCTTGCTTTTGCCGGCGTGGGTACCGGGACATCCATAACACCAAAGGGCACAGTTACAGCACTAACGGCTACCACATTCTTTATCCAACAATTTTACGTGTTTATAGTGGATACAACGAATATTGGAAACTGTATTGTGTTTCAAACACTCACATCATAAAATTGAAAACATTTTGTATGATAATCCCAATATCAAATTATCATACAAAAAATGTCAGCCGCCACCTTAGCTAAGCAATACCAGAAGAAAACCGATAAACAACACATTCTCGATAATCCCGATACCTATATCGGGTCTATTGAAAATGTGGACGAAAACCTGTGGATAAACCAAGACACCATGATTCTCCGCAAAACCATTCAATACATCCCCGGGCTCTACAAACTCTTCGACGAAGGCATCGTCAATTGTCGTGACCACGTGGTCCGCATGATTCAGCGCCAAGCCACCAACCCAGATGGAACCAAACTCGTATCCTACATCAATGTAGACGTGAATCCCGCAGATGGCACCATCATCATGGAAAATGACGGCAACGGCATCGATATTGCTAAACATCCCGAATACGACGTCTGGATTCCCCAGATGATATTTGGCGAACTGCGCACATCCACGAATTATGACAAGGACGAAAAACGCATTGTCGGCGGCAAGAACGGATTCGGATTCAAGCTTGTACTCATCTGGTCAACCGAAGGATATGTGGAAACCGTCGACCATACACGCGGGCTCAAATATGTCCAGCGGTTCTCGCAGAATCTGGATGTAATAGAACCCCCCGTTATTACCAAGGTGAAAGGCGCCGCCGCGAAACCGTATACAAAAGTGTCATTCAAACCAGACTATCGCCGATTTGGTATCGACAATCTGACACCCGATATGCTCGCCCTATTCCAAAAACGCTTCTACGATATTTGCGCTGTCACTGACCAATCGGAGAAGAAGCTCAAGTTTGCCTACAATGGTGTACCTAGCACAATCAAAAGTTTTCAGCAATATATTGACATGTATATTGGTGGAAAGGACGACGCCAAGCGCGTCTACGAGGCGTCCGAATGTGGACACTGGGAATACGCCGTCGCTCTCGCTCCGGCGCAAGAGTTCACGCAAGTATCCTTCGTCAACGGCATTTGTACTTACAAGGGCGGCAAACACGTCGACTACATTGTCGGACAAATCGTGCGAAAACTTACCGACTTCATCGAAAAGAAGAAGAAAGTCCGCGTCAATGCCGCCGCCATCAAAGAACAACTCATCTTGTTCCTGCGATGTAATATTGAGAACCCCGCGTTCGATAGTCAGACGAAAGACTTCATGAACACGCCATCCAACAAGTTCGGGTCAACATGTTCCGTTAGCGACGCATTTGTTGAAAAAGTTGCTAAAATGGGCGTCATGGATACCGCGTGCGACCTCACCCAGGCCAAGGAGAAGAACGTCGCCGCCAAGAAGACGGACGGGTCCAAAACCAAGAACATTCGCGGCATCGAGAACTTCCTGGATGCCAATCATAGTGGCACCGACAAGTCCGGTGATTGTATCTTGATTTTGTGCGAAGGACTCAGTGCGATGTCGGGTATCGTGTCCGGTTTATCGGCCACCGACCGCAATAGCATCGGCATCTATCCCCTCCGCGGAAAAGTGCTAAATGTTCGCGGGGAGTCCGTGAAAAAAATTACGGAGAACAAGGAAATCACCGACATTAAGAAAATCCTCGGCCTAGAAAATGGCCGCGTCTATGAATCTATTGAAGACGTGAAATCCCGCCTGAGATACGGCAAAATCATGATTATGTGTGACCAAGATACGGACGGCAGTCATATCAAGGGTCTCTGTATCAACTTGTTCCACTGTGAATGGAAATCGCTCACGCAGATTCCCGGATTCATCTCGTTCATGAACACGCCCATCCTACGCGCGTCCAAAGCCGGTCAAACCCTGTCATTCTACAACAATGGAGAATATGATTCGTGGAAAACCAGCATCGGCGACAGCGCGACGTCGTGGAAAATCAAATACTTCAAGGGTTTAGGAACATCCAAATCGGAGGAGTTCAAGGAGTATTTCGCCAACAAGAAAATCGTGGACTTCGTCTATGAACAAGCAACCAGTGATGACGTGGTTGACAAAGTGTTCAACGACAAACGCGCGAATGACCGCAAGACGTGGCTCATTGAGAAATATGACAAGGACGCATTCCTAAATACGAGCAGACCAAGTGTTTCCTATGACGAGTTCATCGACCGCGAACTCATTCATTTCAGCAATTATGATTGTGCTCGTTCGATTCCTTGTGCGGTGGACGGTCTCAAAATTAGTTTGCGCAAAATCCTGTTTGCGTCATTCAAGCGCCGGCTCACCAGTGAAATCAAAGTCGCGCAATTCTCCGGATACGTGTCTGAAAACAGCGCATACCATCATGGCGAGGCGAGTTTGAATGGCGCTATTGTGAACATGGCGCAGAATTTCGTCGGTTCCAATAATATCAATTTGCTCGAGCCCAATGGTCAATTTGGCACTAGGCTTCAGGGCGGCGACGACTCGGCGTCTGAAAGATACATATTCACCATGCTCAATACACTCACGCGTTACATATTCCCCGAGGCGGATGACGCCGTCCTCAAATATTTAGATGATGATGGAACACTGGTTGAGCCCGAGCATTATGTGCCGATTATCCCCTTTGCGCTCGTGAATGGAATCCGCGGTATTGGTACGGGATTCTCGTGCTCGGTCCCGCCATACAATCCGCGAGACCTCATTGCTTATGTGCGCGCATTATTGCGCGGGACATCTGAGCCGAGCGATATGATGCCATACTACGAAGGATTCCGCGGCACCATTTCAAAAATCGAAGCAGACAAGTATTTAATCAAAGGTTGTTATGAACGCACGGGGCCTGACACTGTCACCATCACGGAGCTCCCAGTCGGTCGCTGGACGATGCCATATACGAAGACCTTGGAGGAAATGATGGACGGCGGTGTAGACAAAGACGGCAAGAAGGTTGTGCCGCAAATCAAAGACTTCACATCCCTTTGTACGGAGGTGGGAATCAATATCGCGGTAGTTTTGCCTAAAGGTCGATTGGATGAACTGATTCAGCAAAAGGATGCCCACGGAATCGACGGTGTTGAGAAACTGCTAAAGTTGACTACCACGGTGAAGACTTCCAACATTCATATGTTCAATGGACAAGGCAAACTCACGAAATACGAGAATACAGATGAACTGATTCGCGATTACTTTGGTACACGTTTGGAAGCGTATCGTGTGCGCAAGGCGCATTTGTTGGCAGATATGTCGAAGAAGACGGCGTTGCTAACCAGTCGCGCAAAATATATTGAATATACGCTGATTGACAAGATAGACTTGCGCCGCAAATCAGCCGAGGCGGTTGCCAAGACTTTAGCCGAGGCCGGTTTTGAAGTGGTCGACGGCGATTACAAATATTTAGTCAAAATGCCGATGGACTCGGTGACCGCGGAAAACGTCGAGAAGTTGCGCCGAGAACGCGACAATATGATGAAAGAGCTGGACGATTTGACACGCACGAGTCCTGAACAAATCTGGTTACACGAACTTGAACAGCTGGAAGTCAAGTATGCCGAATACAAACAGATTCGAGAACAAATCCAGAATCCGGATACAGTTAAGCCGCAGAAGAAGGTGGTACGAGTTGTACGAAAGGTTGGCGGTTCTAGCAAATAGAGGTAACACAGTAGCAGCAGCCCATAATGGTGTCGAACTCTGTTTTTTCTGGGATTGATGTATAACAATGGACACCACCTCCTCAAAATGTATGCGCCGCGGTATCCAATGGTGTGCCTCCAGACGCACGATCCTCTATAATAGCGTCGTTACCGCCGGAAATAATCCAAATATTAGCCAGAAACAGAGATATAGTCAATTGATGAACTCCACAACGGGCGAAGGTCGTAAACGGCGCATCACCGTTTACAATATGAGTACATTGAGCCCGAGTCTGGTTCCGCGACAACCGACCATCGTGCCTTTGACCAACTAGAAACCGCGTGTTTTTTTCTGGGAGACTATTATATAAGATGAAGAAACCTGTGCGTCAACCAGATGGAATGTACCATGTTCATGGAAAGAGTTATCCCGAATTATTTGGATCCCGCACCCAAGTGTTCAACGGAAACGCGTGTAAGACATCCGGTGGACTTACTAAACCCCAACTTGTCATGAATAAGTGGGGTCGTATTGTCAGCGCCAAGAAACACGCCACTGCCAAGAAAGAGAAGCGTTTAGAGAAATACGGATATTTTGCCAAGAAGGGGCAATTCGGCTACGTCAAGAAGACCGCAAGAAAGAGTCGTGGCAATAAAAAAAAGTAAACATACTATATAATGCCTAAATCCAAGGTTAGTTGCCGCCGAAAGTGCGTTAAAGATTGTAAGCGCGCCTTTGTGTCCTGTAAGTATGTACGCACCAAAAAAAGCCGTTTTTGCCGTCGAACACAGCGAAAAAACAGATCGTAATCGTATGTACGTCTCAAACAATATAAAAACATTTTATATTATTTACCAATGTCAAACAAAGAACGAATCATAGAGGCAATACAAGAAATATATACCAAATATGAGCAAAATCCGTATATGGAACAAAAGGTGGTGAATTACGTGTGTTCACAACTGCCTCTCATATTTGAAAACATTGAACGCACACATATTGAGCGAAGTCAGCGCACAGACGAATTGACTACTGAACAAAACTTGTTCATCCAGCATTTTCTCTATAACAATCGGTATTTTTATCACCCATCAACAGAGGCATTTTTCTATTATAATGGCGACCATTATCGTCAATATGGTGAAGATGATATCCTGTTTAATGTGCTTTCCTCTATTAGTCGTGATGCCAACTTGATGCAGTGGAAGCACAAGACCAAGACGACCATTATGAAGAGAATTAAGGAGAATCATTTGTACAAGGCAATACCGGAATCGGGGACGATTCAGGCGGTGTTGAACTTGTTTTGTCCGGCGGTTTTCAAGACAAAAACAGAGGCCAAGTATTTTTTGACGATTTTAGGCGAAAACATTGTAGGAAAAGTGCGTAATGCGCAGTGCGACCGAAGCACGACCGAAGTAAGAAGCTCGGCATTAAGTGATGACGAACAACTGCCAACCTCTCTAATCCATATTGTTCCCGCCTCTGCCAAACAACTCATACACCGTCTAAATACATTGTGCCAGTCATGGTTTGGCAGCAATTTATCACAAACATTCAAATACAAATACCACGCGGACCATAGTTATTCAAGTATCCGCATTTTTAATTTCAATGGTGCTGTTGACAGTGAGAGTTTTGATTCGGGATTTAATGATAGAGGACTCGATATCTTGTGCGTTGCGTGTCATTATGCGAATCGATATACTAGCTCCGACAATTACTTGTTGAAATATAGCAATGATGCTGACTTAGTAAATGCCGTGTTTTTCTTGAAGAATATCAGCCCAGATACATTGGTCGATATGTTTATTGGCGAGTATATAAGCGCCTCTCCTGTGGACACCAAGGTTTTAGATACCAAAGTGTCTTCGTCGGTGGAGACCAAGGTCTCTTCAACTGTCGATATCAAGATATCTTGGAAGAACATGGTATATTTATGGCGGCATTTCTTAGAGGCCAAGCATTTACCCAATGTAATAGTTGCTGCCAAATTAAAGACTTATCTGACCACTAGACTCGCCGATTATTACAACGTGGATGTAGACGCTTTTACCGGAATAAATAGCAAATATTTACCTAGTGTATGTAAGTTCCTCCAGTTCTGGGAAGATACAATGGAACCAGATGAGACAGAATTGGAACTGGAAATCAGCGAGGTCGCAGTGCTGTTCAAGAAATGGACGGAATCACGCCGCGAATCCGCGGTTCAGTTTCATGAGAAACAGATAAGTGAAAAACAGATTTGTGACTTGATTACGTACTTTTATCCAGAAGTGGAAATAGAGGGAGAGAAATATATTTACAAGATAAAGAACAAGATGTGGGATAAACAGCTGGATATCCAGATGGCGATGGAGGACCTCAAGGATAGACTAGGATGCGAAGGATGGCGTCAAGTCATAGAGCATGTGTCGCTTTATGATGCGTATGTCCATTATAGCAACTACATGAATGGGTCTGTAGCAAAAGGTGAAGATGGGAAGAGGAGAAGGCCGAGTAGTGGCAATATGGCGGCAATCAGAATCATCGTCTCGAAACAATACTTTGATAGGTTTCTGACTTTTTAAGGGAACTCGTGTATAAAATTGATTTAAATATGATATACATATTATAATTATATATCTAGAAATGTCGCAAGAATATTGTGTTGTAATAAAAAAACGTATTAAACGTCATTGTGTTGAACCAAACTGTACAGCAAGTGCCCAAGGCAAAACTGATAAATGTAGAAAACATGGAGGCGGTAAACGATGTAATGAACCCGATTGTAAATCAGGTGCCATTGGTAAAACCGACAAATGTGTAGCACACGGTGGCGGCAAACGATGTGTTGTATCCGATTGTACAGCAAGTGCCATTGGTAAAACCGACAAATGTGTAGCACACGGTGGAGGCAAACGATGTGTTGAACCAAACTGTACAGCAAGTGCCCAAGGCAAAACCGACAAATGTAAAAGACACGGTGGCGGAGCAAGATGTGTTGAACCAAACTGTACAGCAAGTGCCATTGGTAAAACCGACAAATGTGTAGCACACGGTGGTGGAGCAAGATGTGTTGTATCCGATTGTACAGCAAGTGCCATTGGTAAAACCGACAAATGTGTAGCACACGGTGGTGGAGCAAGATGTGTTGTATCCGATTGTACAGCAAGTGCCATTGGTAAAACTGACAAATGTAAAAGACACGGTGGCGGCAAACGATGTGTTGAACCAAACTGTACAGCAAGTGCCCAAGGCAAAACCGACAAATGTATAGCACACGGCGGTGGAAAACGATGTGTTGAACCAAACTGTACAGCAAGTGCCATTGGTAAAACCGACAAATGTGTAGCACACGGAGGTGGAACAAGATGTCCTAATTGTATAGATTGGATTGATAGCCGTAGCGGTTCATCCGCTTACGACGGATATTGTGCTACTTGTTTCAAACAAATCTTTCCAAACGACAAACGAAGTAAAAAAGTATATAGCCATACCAAAGAAATTATGGTAAGAAATATAATAAATGAAACGTTTGATGGATTTATACACGACAGACCGCTTTATACAGGTAATTGTGATTGCACCCATCGTCGTCGTATAGACCATCGTAAATTAATAGGTAATACAATTTTAGCCATTGAAACTGATGAGTATGGTCATCGTGGATATGATAAAAAAGATGAAGAAATACGTTACGATGATGTGTATATGATTCATAGTGGCAAATGGATATTTATCCGGTTCAATCCAGACACAAACGTCAGTAAAATAGATATTCAAGATAAATTAGATAAACTGGTAGAGACAATTAACAAATGCATTGTCAGAATTGAACGGGAAGAAAACACAGAATTAATAGAAATAATAAAATTATATTGTTAATAATCGGTATCATCACCATTACCATTGCCGATATCCCAGAATCAGAATCATAGTGTCGAAACAATACTTTGACCGATTTATGAGTTTTTGAACCTTCAGGAAAATGAGACTATATTATACCGGTGAAGATTTAAAACCGCACACCGTAGGTGTGCTTTTCCCTTCGGGAAATCGTTACCGATACCGCTCCCTTGGAGATTTACACCTTTTCTCATTCAAAACGCCCACTTTGTGGGGAGTTATGAGTGGTGAAGGTGTTGCATATTGCGCATCTTTGATGCGAAATGGTGTAAAACGTGCCGTTTTAAATCTTCAATGGTGTATATACAAATGGAAGTAAAAAATGGCAAATATACATTTTTTATAACTAATAATATTGAAACATGGAATGGTGTTATCACAGGAATTAATTATAAAATCGGTGGAAATATCCGCGATTGTGTTAATATTTCAGTTCAAATTGATAACAATATGGCGGTTTCGGCTTCTATTCCACACGCAATGTATCACGAAGATTGTTCTCTTTATGAGCCACTTGGTAGAGGTGAAGGTTCTATTATTATGATAAAAACACTTTTAATGCATATTAAAAGTTTGCATCCAGAACTGAAAAAAATTAGATTTGATGATATGTCTTCAATTGAATGCGCAACTGATGAAGATATTGAAAAAAATCGGTCAAGGCCAATAAAAAAGGGAACCAATTTAGTTCCAATGCCATTATACTATTTATCAATTGCATACAATGGTGAAACCTGGTATGAAAAATATTTTTGTGCGGTTCAAGAAGATACTACAAAACAAAATGCTTACCGTATTCGTGTTAGTAAAATGTTAAATGATATAACTGAAAAACCAACAGAATATATTGATTTTCTTAAAATTACAAAAATCCCAATGAATATTCGCGTGGAACTTGAAAATTTTTATACAAACTCTAAAACTTATTCGGAGTTCTTTCATTTAATCCCAAAACAAGACAGATGTCGTGTTTTAAGGCCATGGATAAAAGAGTTTATGAACTATTATTTGAAGGGAGTATTTTCAAACTTTGATTGGGAAATACAACTCTCAAATATTAGAGGCGGGTCTTTATCAAAAACAAGAAAAAAACAAAATAAAAGTGAAAAAAAATATTATTGTCCAAACGGTTTTAACCGAAATATTAACTATCTGAAAGACATCGGAGCCATTGTACTGTGAAAAACCGGTGTTTTTTTGACGTAGCAAAAATGAGAAAATGTGTAAAAGTATAGGTTCATAGTTTCAACCGCGTAACCTTTTTTTTGGTTTAGTCATCTTTTTCTTAGTCTGTTTATCTTGAATACACGACCTAATTTTATATGCGGGTATGCCTCTTCGATTTGCCTGTTTATTTATGAAATTATTCACCAAAACCTTCGCGGTCGGTTTACTATGTAATAGCATCTGTTTTTTGACTCCGCCAACTTCATTCATGTAGCAGAATGATGAGGCTTGGACGCATAAAAGTAATGTAATAATTAATACAAGCATTTTATTTTATTCGATACAAACACAAACAAAATAAAAATCAATTTTACAAAGTGGACTTGTTACACACAATATCTTAAAATATAAATACAATTCACGTATAAATATACTATGAGCGAATCAAATAAAAATTATATTGAAGATGGCACGGATATAAAATGGGATGATACAGTGGAGTTTACTTTTCCAATTCAAGGTGGGCGTGTAATAAAAGTGTATGATGGCGATACAATTACAATTGCGTCAAAGCTGCCATTTGTGGATTCTCCTCTATATAGATTGTCCGTTAGACTAAATGGTATTGATACGCCAGAAATAAAGGGAAAAACAGAAGACGAAAAAACCGCCGCAAAACAAGTGAGAGATGTTTTATCAAATATGATATTAAATAAGTATATTACTCTTGCGAATGTTCAAACAGAAAAATATGGCAGAATATTAGCGGATGTTTATATTGGTGAATTACATGTGAATGAGTGGTTAGTATCAGAAAGATATGCGGTTAAATATGATGGCGGAGCAAAAAAGGCTCCTGAATCTTGGATACAATATTTCGCATCAAAAATGCGAAATTAGCAACACCTCTCATACGCATTCCATTCGAGAATAAGTACAATATAGATTGTCTAAAATAAATTAGGAAAAATGTTTATCTTGGTGGATAATAACATGTTGATAAATCTATCTACTTCAGCAAAATACATAAACATATTTTTTGTATTTTACATAATGGGACCCAAGAAGAAACCCGCTACTACTATTGCCGATATACCCGTTGCCATTGAAAAACCCAAGGCCAAGAGTCCGTTGCATAAAGCATTCAAAGCATCTGGTCATCTAATTATCGTGGAATCTGCCAGCAAATGTAAAAGCATCGAGTCTTATCTCGGCGCCGACTACAAGTGTATTTCGTGTCTCGGGCATATTCGCACCATGGATGGCGGCATAAAATCAATTGACATCCAGAACAACTTTGAGCCCAAGTACGTAATTGACCCCGAGAAAAAAGACCACGTTGCCAAAATGCGCGACATTATTGCCGATTATCCCCCAGCGAGCATCATTCTCGCATCTGACCACGACCGCGAAGGCGAGGCTATCGCTTGGCATATTTGCCAAGTCTTCGGGCTGTCTGTTGAAACCACACGCCGCATCCTCTTTCACGAAGTGACGAAACCCGCGCTCTTGAAAGCCGTCGCCAATCCCGGTCTCATTGATATGAACATGGTCCGCGCTCAACAAGCCCGCCAAGTGCTCGATATGCTTGTCGGATACGGTGTCAGTCCACTTTTGTGGCGCCACGTGTGCCGCAATAACGAGAACGCATTGTCTGCCGGTCGGTGTCAGACTCCCGCGCTCAAGCTCGTGTATGACAATGAACAGAAGGCCAAAGAGGTTGCTACAAAGAAACACCGCATCCAGGCCGCGTTTTTCCCGCAAAATACGGTTTTTACATTGGACCAAGAGTTTGAGCAAGACGCCGATGTAGAGGGGTTTTTATCAGCATCCAAGACGTGGTCGCACATTTTCGTCGCAGGTGAACAACGACTTGTGGAACGGGCTCCGCCAAAACCATACAATACATCGGCGCTCTTACAGGCGGCCAACAACATGATGCGACTCGGTGCCAAAGAGACGATGGCCGCGTGTCAGACCTTGTACCAATTGGGTCATATTACATATATGCGAACAGAGAACCGCAAATACGCGCCCGAGTTTGTAGAGAAGACCACCACGTATATTACGGAAAAATGGTCGGCAAAACATGTATCGGCGGAACCACCTATAAACACAGATACAAACAATCCCCATGAAGCAATTCGTGTGACTAATATTCAAATGCGTGAGCTGGTGTTGGTGGGCGACAAGGCAAGTGCGACCATTGGCCGTCTCTATAAACTCATTTGGCTAAATACGGTCCAGAGTTGTATGTCCGCGGCGACGTATAATGCGCTGCCTCTCAATATTAGTGCTCCACTAGACCATGCTTATAAACACACGATTGAAATACCCAAATTTGGTGGATTCCAAGACGCATCAGACAAGTCTGCACCATCGGATAAGTCCGCACCTGAAGCACCTTCATCAGACAATAAGTCTTTAGGGTCAGATAAATCTTCTGACCTAGGCTCAATGGTCCTCCGATTCCACGCTCTCAAAGGCAAACCCGTCCAATACAACTACATCCAATCTGTCCCCGGGTTCTCGCATCGTCATTCACGTTATTCAGAGGCGAGTCTTATCCAAACACTGGATGACAATGGCATCGGGCGGCCGTCTACATTCGCAATGTTAACCGATGTAATTCAGACCCGAAAATATGTAGAGAAACGCGACGTGGAAGGGACTGCGGTAGAATGCCGCGAATATACATTGAGACAGGGGTCGCCGAACACCGGTCAATCCGCACCTAATCCCGTACCTAATCCCGTACCTAATCCCGAGATCAAAACCGTGATCAAAATCATGGGGGCAGAACACCAGAAATTGGTCATTGATCCGATGGGCATCGTTGTGGTCGAGTTCCTCTATCAACATTTCAGCGACCTGTTTTCATTTGATTATACAAAGAAGATGGAAGAGAGGCTGGATGCCGTGGCATCGGGCCAAGAACCATGGCACCAAGTTTGCCGCGAATGCCATGAGGAAATCGGCCGGCTCACACTGGCGATCGATACCTTGGAAAAGAAAGCGTATTCGGTCGATGAGAACTACGTGGTTGTATTCCAGAAGTTCGGTGCGGTTCTCAAACACAAGACAGATAAGCAAGAGGATGGCAAACCGGTGTTCAGACCCATTAAGAAAGACCTTGTCCTAGATATGGATACCTTAGAGGCAGGCAAATATACGCTCGAAGATTTAGTGGAAGTCTCGGGGCGCGAGCTTGGAAGATATGGTGGCCGCATAGTAACGCTGAAAACGGGCAAATATGGCCCCTATGTGGAACTAGATCCAATAAATGTAGGGGAAGACCCTACTAGAATATCTCTCAAAGACGTGAAGAAACCATTTGACCAGATTGTGTATGCGGATGTGTTGCCAATCATAGAGGCTGACCAGGCACCATCGCGCACCATCTTACGAAAGCTCACTGCCGACCTGAGTATTCGAAATGGCAAGTTTGGACCGTATATTTTTTATAAGACCGACAAAATGACAAAACCGCGGTTCTATGACTTGCGAAAGTTTGAAAATGGATTTGGTGTTTGTGATAAAGACGAACTGATAAACTGGATACGGACTACGTATAAGATTCATGTATAAGCCTCTTATCCGAAGGGGTAATACAAAGGCTTCGATTATTTAGCATATCAATGTATATTGATATGCCAGACTACAAATTGATTGACAGTGATAATAAACAATTTCTATTTGTTTTATTTTCATCGATCGTCAGTATTATATATTTAAAAAAAAAATGGTACGAGTATTTGGGATTATGGATGTTATTTATTACATTTAGTGTGTTTTTTATATTGACAATTGTGTCAAGAGAAAAACTGTTTTTAATACTTGATACATTTCTTACAAACAACAAAGGAGAAAAGGATAAATTGTTTGACATCCCCAATAGTACAATTGAAACAATAGTGAATATATCAACACCTATCTTTCAAAAAATCTTGGGATTAAACACTGTTATAGATAATGGTTTAGAACCCTTTGTTCGCAAATCCTCTCTTATTGCATTTGTCATTGGTTGTACATTTTTATTTATATTTATAGCGCTCATCATGTTTTTGGATTCAAGTACCACCATTGTTCTCAAGAAATATGAAGGAAAAAGTACCAGCAATCCGGCAAAAAATGATGAATATAAGAGTCGGCCATTTATTGTTTCAGACTTGGATTTCTTGAAGAATACAATCAATGGTAAATCATCTGGAAAACAAATCTACAACAATTTACGTTCTGGGTTTGATTCAACCATAGTGGCAATTTTGTCGCTTATTTTAGTTGTATTTGGCAACCAAATTACTGAATATTTGCCCAAGGGTGTTGTCATTGGCTTGTTGGTAGTTTTGTTGTTAATATCATTTATTTCTAGTATTGTTGGCATCTCATTTTCGGGAGAAGCGTTGAAAGTAAAGAAGGGGTTCAAAGGCTAGTGCGTACATATAATGGACATCTTGAACGGATCCGTTACATTAACGAGACATTACATTAACGGCCATTACATTACATTACATTAATTCCATCATTTCCCGAATCGTCGTCGGGTCTTGAAACCACCCCGGAAACCTCTCTTTAAATGCCACAATCATCCCTTGTAATTCAACTCGATTTGTCATGAGCAACTCTTCGGTCACTTGGTCCCAGTCATCCACAACTAAGCATGGATACAATGTGTACAAGCGGTCAAATACCGTATTGGTCCGTTTGACAACAGGAATACAATCCAAATAAATGGCTTCAAAAAATCGGTGGGTTGCCTCTCCACACCCCCGCGGCGAAATCGCATAAACAGACCGCGCAGTCATTTCATAGTTGTATTCGACGGGTACTCTGCCGAGAAGTCTAGATTGGTCAGAACAATATTTATTTGAATCTTTATTCAAGTCCGTTATGAATGGTTTATTGGCGAGCATATTGTAAGCTAGATGCCTCTCTTGATGGGTGTATGAAAAACAGAGGAGGCACAGAATATTACGAACACTTGTGCTAACAAGTGCACCATTACCACTTGTGCTAACAAGTGCACCGTTACCACTTGTGCTAACAAGTGCACCATTATCACTTGTTCCAATCCATTTTTCGTGAGCGTTTAGCAACATCTTCTGACTGAACCCACGATGAAATCCCAGCACCTCTTCGCCATCGCGAATGCCAATCGGCATATTGTGGACTCGCGGGTCATCAACCACATTACAGTTCACATAAAACCCGCACGAATATTGACAAATATCACGAAGGATATCGACTATTCCGTGTTCGGGTTCTATCATGATATAAAAAACGTATTTTTTCGCTGGATTCACAGAGAACACACGATGTAGTATATCTCTGTAAACGCCATATCCGGAATCGACGCAGTTTAGGAAAATGCGGCCACCGTGGGGGACTGAACCCAAGCATTCTTCGCTGATATTCCACTTAGGAAACGCGCCGAAAAACCGATTACAGACCACATAATCACATTGGCATGCTAGACCGAAAGTCGAGAGTTGGATATTGATTTTAGCGGCGACGGAATTGCGGTATTTTATAAAATCATCCATATTAACACAAGCAGTATATTTGTGTTAATCGTTTATCTTTATGTTGTATACGCATTTCTCCAACTATGAACGCAATAGATGAATTAACGCTCAAATTGTTGACAAGCAAGAAGAAATACAACAACTATTTGGCGAATGCGATGCCGGATAAATCCGTAGAGGTGCGCACATTTTACGATAAGGTTGCGAAGTTTAGACCCCGGATTCAGACATTGTTGGGGAAATATTTAGACGACCCGGCGACCCAGACGACTAATGAATTGGATGACGTGATTGAACAATGTTTGAGGGCGGCTGTTAAGCATTTGGAGATGCGGGATTATGAAGACAAATGTGCCCGAAAAGGTTATGATGAGACGGATTCGTCGGAGGAAGAGGAAGTGCTTTTTCAAACGCCGGATTTTCAAACACCCGATGATACCGAGACATTAATACCCAATACATCATCATTCTGGGGAGGTCGTGTAAATAAACAACAATCCTCTCTTGATTCATTTGTAAGAAGACGAAAACCCAAATAATGGTGTAAAGGAGCACTTCAAATGTCAATTTCCACATGAGCATAAACGCTGGACAACCGCGATACATTGAATATATCCGCCTCATTTGGCACCGGAATGCCAAGTCCATCGATCCGTACGGTTTGCCAGGAAACCAGTCGCAACAGACCAACATCCAGATTATATGTACGATCCCCCACCTGGATATCCACCAGGTCTTTGCCCCACAAATCCCCCACTTTAAACCCACATTTCACATGAATATTATTGAGTTCGTCCAACCAAATATTATCGGGCAGTGTAGGCACACAATCCACAAAAACACCGTCATATTCAAGTTCCCGATGCCACAGAGGCACAAACACGATTTGACCATTGTCCTGCTTCAACTTGTACACGGATTGGTCCAACAAATCGTCCAGGTTCGGATTGAGAACCACAATGTCTTTTACCAAAGATTCATCTAAAGGTTCTTCGCTTAATGTCGCTTCGCTTGTTGATGCCTCTATTATTTGGTGTATTTTGGCAAGAGTATCCGCCGACAAATGGAGAGTGTCCTGATACAAAATCAAGATATCATACAATTTCCGCGCCTTCGTGTTCTCCATTTTACGAAACATCGCCAGCGCCTTTTCTTCGCATGAACCGATGACGCGCATCAAGAGAGGATGGAATATTCGCCGCTGGAATTGCTCATCGTTGTAAATCATCTCGAAAAAGTCAGATGCCGTCCGGGCATATGTAGAGGAGCCAAGCGTCGTTTTATCAAGACCATATTTCGAAAACCAACCTTTACCAGTAGGGTCCGTAGGGTCCGTAGGGTCCTCAGTAGGTCCAGCTTTGCTTATACACAGCACATCGTGCGCCTCTTTAATCTCTCGATACTTGTCCGCCGCGTCATCGGCCTTATTCTTGTCAGGATGGTATTTCAGCGCCAACATCTTGTATTGGCGCCGAATCGTTTCATAGGGAGCGCCCGGCTCCAGTTCCAATACTTTATATGCCTGCCGGGAGTTCATCATAGCCAAAGATTTTGATTATCATATAATGGAACATACTCTCTAAATGGTAAATCGGGCGGTAATTGTTGTTAAAGTATTTCAGGAACCCGTACATACGAGTCAGGATATCACTTGTATCCGCCGGTTTCAAGCGCCCATTCCGCACCAAATATTCGAGGATATACCACACACATTCGACAACATCCAAATTGTAGATGAAAATGTCGTAAATGGCATCGCGGAAACTGGTGTATACGAGCTTCTCTGGTTCCAGCATCTGTTCAATTATCGCATTACACACAATATTGAACACCTCTTTGGGTAGCTGTTCCACCCCCGTCAACTTCCCAAAATAATTGAGCTCTTTCATGTTCAATATATTGCGCACATCGAGGGCCGCGAGCACCTCCTCGGTCTTGTCAACCGCATCTTGCGGCAAAATACGGCCGCGACAACTGGATATTTTCTGGACAAACTCTTCCTCTATGGTTGTCTCCCCTGATTTTGTGTATTTGCGGAGTTTCGGTTGTTGAACGAGCATCTCCATATATGCGGCCTTTGACGGCCGTCCAACTGAAACAACGCGGCAAGTATCAATGATATTGTTGGGGATGAATCCAAGGTGCTCGGTCATCAACACGAATCGCAGCTGGATAGCCGACAACCGATTCCGATATTCCTGGATATAACTGTAGAAAATCTCCAAAAGCTCGCTGTGAATCGCGTGGAAGTTCTTACAGACGACGATGCCGATTTTGTCGTGTTTTACAGAGACCGCGTCCACAATTTGCTGAACCACGTCGTGCCAGATTTGCTTGGCATTACACCCGAGGAGCCCCATATCGACCTCGTAATGAATGTCGCTAATACGGAATTGGTAGGCGTATTTCTCGGTCTGGACGTACATCTTCTTGTCGTATTCGAGGGCAGAAGGACTGTAACGCTGGATGGCGGACAACATCTGCGAATACTTGCCGGAACCGGGCGGACCGTAAAAAATGAGATTGGTGAGATGGTTAATAGACTCGGGGAACTTGGCAAATACGGATACGAGTTCGGGGTGGATATTGTAATGCTGGACGGAGCGCAAATATTCTTCGTATTTGGTTTCGTAGTATTTCATTGGATAACATAGAGGAGCAGCCTCTATATTATTTGGATAAGGGAGTATCAATTCCTCTATATAAAATTGAAATTGACTTATAGGGTTTATACCAATACAAACTAGATTATGAATATTTATTTACTTGTGAT